AGCCGCGCGGATCGGCGTCACTCGTCTGGCCGTTGACGAAGCTGGCCTGATGGAGCTCGAGACCCTCGCCTCCGCGCCGGATCACGCCGGGCTCGATCGGATCGATCTCGTCGCCAACGGCACGCGCATCACGATCCGGGAACGTCCCGGCCAGGCGATTCAAATCGTCATCATCGGGCCGGACGGCCGCCAGATCACCGACGTGACGATCTGGAATGGGCCGCCCGGCGCGCTGCCCTAAAAGGATCGGTGGACGGCAGTGGTAGAATGGCGGCCACTCGTCCAAGCGCCCTAAAGGAGACTCGATGGCGCTGAAAGCCGTCCTCGAAAAGAAAGCGGATCTCGACGCCCTGCCGGAGGCCCAGCGCGGGCTCTACACCGAAAAAGAGGGGAAGTTCCTCCTCGACATCGACGGCGGCTTCGTCTCCCCCAGCGATCATCAGGCGCTCAAAACCCAGCTCGGGGAATTCCGCGACAACAACCGGACGCTGCATGGCGAGCTCGAGCAGCTCCGGCCGCTGAAGGCGAAGTACGAGGGCATCGATCCCGACGAGTACAAGACGCTCAAAGCCGAAGTCGAGAAGTTGAAGGGGAAGGGGGTCGGCAAAGCCGATGACCTCCAGGCGGCGATCGATGCGGCCGTGGAGAAGGCGAATAAACCGCTCCGCGACAAACTCGCGTCGGAAGAAGCCGCGCGCGTGAAAGCGCAGCAGGCCGCCGATAGCGCCCGCTTCCGAGAGCTATTCACGGCGGAGGCGACCAAGGCCGGCGTGCGCGCGTCCGCGCTCGAGTTCGTGCTCCCGAAAGCGGAGACCGCCTTCGAGCTCAAGGACGGTGCGATCGCGCCGCGCAATGGCGCGAAGCATCCGACCGAGCCGCACAAGGATCTGACAACGGCCGACTGGCTCCAACATCTGGCCAAGACGAGCGACTATCTCTTTGAGCCGTCGACCGGGGGCGGCGCGACGGGGAACGGCCACGGATCGGGCGGCCGCCCGCACGCCAAGCAGTTGATCAATCCGACGCCGCTCGAGATGGGGCGGCATGCGAAGGAGATCGCCAAGGGCGAGATGGTCGTCGTCCGCCAATAGAGTTCAGACGCGCGCCGTCTGCGCCGATTCCCTCGCTGAGCGGGAGTGATCGGCCGGCTCCGAGAGCTGACAGCGCGCCTCCCACGCTTCCTGATCCGCGGCTGCCGAGTGGCCACCGGATCCAGCCCCGAGGGCTGCCTCATGCATCCAAGAGGAGTCCTCGCTGTGGCAGTCAACGATTTCTCCACGATCCTCACACCACTCCTCGCGCAGGGCCTCGAAAAGATGCGCGAGAAATCGGTGCTCCCTCGCATCGTCAATCACGACTTCGATCCCGCGCCCGGCGCGAAGGGATCGACGGTGCAAATCATGGTGATGTCGGACATCTCGGCGACCGACATCGTGCCCGGCCATATTGCCCCCGATACGCAGGCGCTCGTGCCGACCGTCACGAATCTCGTGTGCGATCAATGGAAGGAAGCGGCCTTCACGCTGACCGACAAGGACCTCATGCAGGTCCCGACCGGGGTGATTCCCCAGGCGGCCGAACGCGCCATCGACGCGATCGTCACGGCGATGGAGACCTACATGTTCGGGCTCTTCCTTGGCGTGCCGTACATGAATGGCGTCGCAGGGACCACGCCGTTCGCGGTCAATGCGACGACTGGCCTGAACGACATGACGGTCTACATCAACGCGCGCAAGGCGCTGAATATCCGTAAGGTCCCCTCCGGCGACGGAGAACGCATTTCGCTCATCGATCCCGATGCGGCCGGAAACCTGCTGAACGGCCGCCAGTTCATCGACGCGGCATGGCGCGGCGATCCGGGCGGCATCATCAACGGCGCGATCGGCTTCAAGCTGGGCGCGAACTGGGCCGAGTCGAACTACGTCACGGCGAACACCTCGACGCCGCTCACTGCCGGCGCGCTCACGGTCAACGGCGTCAACGCCAAAGGATCGACGAGCCTGTCGCTGGCGAAAGCCACGAACGCCGCGCCGCTCAAGAAAGGCAACACGATCACGATCGCGGCCGGCCCCGCGGCCGGAAGCTACCGCGTCACGGCGGACACCACCCTCATCGTCGGCAACACGGCCGTGCCGATCACGCCAGGCCTCTACGGCGCCACGGCCGGCGGTGAGACCGTCACGCTGCTCGCGAGCGCGGTGCAGAACGTCCTCTTCCATCGCGACGCGATCGCGTTCGTGACGCGGCCGCTCGCCGAGTCGACCCCGCCTGGCGCCGCAGGCCTGGCGATGTTCGAGACCATGGTTGATCCGGTCTCGGGCCTGACGCTGCGCTTGGAAGTCGCGCGCGAATTCAAGCAATGGCGGTGGAGCTACGACGCACTCTGGGGAGGCGCGCTGCCCCGCCCGGATTTCGCCCAGATCATGCTCGGCTAGGTTCAAGCTTTTCGATCGCAGGAGTCACGCACATGGCAGATGAACAGACCACCGGATCGACGTCGACCGCGGCCGAGAAGCCGGCGCGCGATCGCGTCTTCCTCAAATCGGGCATGGGCTCCGTGGCCGTCGACGATTACGACGAAAAGATCCACGGCAAGGCACTCGAGTTGACCGATGACGAATACCACGCGCGGATGCTCCGGATCATTCCCGGGATAACGATTCCGATGGGCGCGGATCTGAAGGCCGCGATCAGGGCCGCCGAAACGCCCGCGCCCATCGCGCTGACGACGACGATCGCGAATCTGCAGGTCGCGGACCTGACCACGGCGCCGCCGACGATCGCGCCGGTTGCGACGGTCGGCGGCACGCAACCGCCGGGCCCGAAAACGGAAGGCTCGCTGGGACCACAGCCGTAGAGCCATGCCGCTCAACGGGCACGTCCTCGAAAACGGTCGCGGCCAACATCAAGACTGAGCGGAAGGTCAGGAAAATCGCCGCACAGGCGGTGGGGATCGCCGTCAAGGAGAAACGCGAAAGTCAGCGGAAAGGCCAAGGCTAGGAGGAGCCGACTCGATGGATCAACCGAAGACCATTCGCGTACTCCGCCACGGATCGGAAGTGGAGATCCCGGAGCATGAATTCAACGCCGCGACCGACACCCGGCTCGATGGCCAGACCGACGCGGACCGCGACGCGACCACGCTCGGCGGCGCGGTCAGCGAAGCCAGCGAGGCGGCTGCCGCGGCCGAGGCGTCGAGCGAGCCTGCGCCGCCCGCGACCAGCGGTGCGAAAGCGGCGAAGAAAAAATAGCTGATGGCCGTCCTCGTCGATGACGCCGTCGCCGGCCCGACTGCGAACAGCTTCATCAGCGTCGCGTGGGCCGACGGCTTTTTCGACGCATCGATCTACGGCACCTCGTGGGCCGCGTTGACTCCGGACCTGAAGAGCCAGGCGGTCATCAGCGCGACACGCTGGCTCTCGACGCTGCGCTATCAGGGCGCCCCGACGACCGCGAGCCAGGCGCTGCCGTGGCCGCGCGTGGGCGTCGTCGATCGCATGGGCCGATCGGTCGGTTCGATGGTGATCCCGCCGGATCTGCAGGCGGCGACCGCGGAGCTCGCCCGGTCGCTCTCGCTCGCGCCGGATCCGCTCCTGCCGTCCGCGACGGCGGGGGTCGAGTCAGTGAAAGCCGGCTCGCTCGAGGTGCACTTCGCGACGGGGATGGGGGCCGCGTCCGCGGGCGCGGAACTCCCGGATGTGGTCTGGGCGTACCTCGCGCCGTGGATCCTGCCGGGGGGCGGCGGGACGGCGCTCACCACCGTGCCGCTGCTGCGGGTATGAACCGCACGCTGATCCTGATCGGCGTGCTCGTGCTCCTGACCATCGGGGTGGCGCTGTATTTTCTGGCGACCGGATCGTAATGAGCCTCGATCTTCCGGCGCTGATGCAGTCGGGCGTCGCGATCATTCGCGACGTCGCGGGCAGCGCCCGGATCGCGCTCGAGCACTGGCCGCTCGTCGGGCGCACCGCCACCGATCCGATCTATGCCACGACCCCGATCGATCGACTGGCGTTCATGGAAGCGGCGAACGTGACGGTGACCGATGTCGACGGGATCGAACATCTGGCGACGGCGAAGTTCACCTTCATGGAACCGGTCGAGGTCCACGAGCGGGATCGCTTCGTGGTCGACGGCACGTCGCTCGTCGTGGTGAAAGTCGGCGGCGCGGTGGATCCAACGACGGGGCTGCCGTACGCGGCGGAAGTCTGGACAGGACGCTGATGGCGAATGACGCCGGCGGACATATCGATCGCGCCAGCGTGCTGAAGGTCACGGTGAATCTCAGCCGCGTCGACGAGGCGTTTCGCCGCGCCATAGAACGCGCGCTGTACCAGGAGGGCGAACGGATCATCGCGGCGAGCAAAGAGCGCGTCCCGGTCGATCTGGGCACACTGAAGAATTCCGGCTACGTCGCCCCGCCGGAATGGCTCAGTGCCACTCACCTGCGCTGTGAGCTCGGCTACGGGGGCGCCGCGGCGGCGTACGCGGCGGCCGTCCACGAACACGTGAGCGGCGGCGGCTCCCCGTACGATCCGCCGTCCTGGGTGATTGCCGAATCGAGCGGCAGCGGCGTGCACTTCACGACCGGCGGGCCGAAGTACTTGGAATCCGTGATCAACGAACGATCGGCGTCGTTCATGGAGACGATCGCGACGGCGATCGCGAACGATCTCGGCACGGGCGGCCGGTGATGGCGCGTCCCGTGGAGGCGTTCGTCAGCGCGATGGAGACGGCCGGCCTCGGCATCCTGGGCGACTCGTTGTTCTGGGGAGCCGGCGCGGATCTGCCCGAGGGTCCAGGCCCGTTCGTCACAGTCCTGGAAACCGGGGGCCTGCTGCCGCTCGGTACGCATCAGGAGCCGCGCGCGATCCTGCAGCCGTCGTTTCAAGTCGCCACCCGGGGCCGCGATCCGATCGCGACCGCCGCGCGGGCCGACCAGGTGAGTGCGTTTGCGCTGGTGAATACCGCGGTGGCCGGGTGGTTTTTTCTCTGGGCCCGCGCGATGCAGGAAGCCTTCGCGCTGCCGAACGATGCGAACCAGCGGGTGCGATTCGTCGTGAATTTTCGGATCGCGGTCCGGCGGGCCGCGTAAAGGACTGACCTATGTCTGACGCCGTAGCAACGACTGGCATTCTGGTCCAGCGGGCGGACTACGCCGCGCCAATCACGATCGTCTCGTCGTCGGTCGCCAGTCCGACGTCAATCCTGACGTCGACCCCGCACGGACTGACGTCCGGCGACAGCGTCACGATCAGCGGGCACACGGGATCGACGCCCTCGATCAACGGCACGCACGTCGCGACCGTCGTCGATCCGACCCACTTCACCATCCCCGTGAACGTCACGGTCGGCGGCACCGGGGGATCCTTCGGTGCCGTGACGGATGCCGACTTCGCGACGATTGGCGAGATCACCAAGGCGACGCCGCCGGGCTACAGCCGCAACAAGATCGAGACCTCGACGCACAACGAACGGCGCGAGTCGTTCATCCTCGGCATCCTGCGGCAGAAGGATCCGGGCTTCTCGATCAACTACGTCGCCGACAACCAGACGCACATGGACATCGTCGATGACATCCTGAACAACGTGAAGGCCTTCTGGCGGTTCAAGTTTCCGTCCGGTGTCCTGTTTACGGGTCCCGGCTACGTGCAGCAGTTCAACATCAGCGATGCGCCGGTCGACGCCGCGCAACAGGCCGACATCGTCCTGGCGTGGGCGGGCGCGGTCGACGGGCCGGTCGTCCCGGCGTAGGATTCCGCCGCATGGAGAATCAGCAGACGGTTCTATCGCTCGATCAGATGCTGGCTGGCAGCGACACGGAGTACGAACTGGTCGATGTGCCGGAATGGGGCGGCAAGGTCCGGATCGGTTCGCTGACCGCAGAGCAGATGGTCAAGTGGACGGAAGCGAAGACTGAGACACCGTTAGATCGTCGGAATGCTGGGCTGCTGCTGCTGGTGTCGTCGATCGTTGATGCAGACGGCAACCGGATCGCGAACGCGTCGCACGTCGGCGCATTTCGCGGACGCAGCGCGAAGGTATTGAACCGCATCATCGACCGCATTCTGAAGATGAACGGACTGATCGTCACGGAAGAAGTTCATCAGGTCGATCCGGTCGCGATCGAGCAGCGAAAAAACGGATCAGGCGAAGCGCTGCCAAACGCTTCGCCTATCGTCTAGCCGTTCGTACCGGACACGTCAACGTCGATCGGATGCTGCGGTCGATGACCGCAGACCAGTTCATCGAATGGCAGGCATACGCGGATCTGGAACCGTTCGACGAACTGCGCGCAGACTTCCGCACCGCGACCATCGTTCAGTTCTTCGCCAACCTGTACCGCGATCCAGACAAACGCCGGACGCCGTTCACGCTGGACGATTGTCGTCTGAAGGTCGGAGACGACACGCGCGCCGCAGCACGGCCGGTCGAACGGCAGCAGACGCCGGAAGAAATCGAGCGGATCATTACGACATGGATTCGCGCCAGCAATACGGCGCTGAAGGAACAACCACATGCCGCTGAACGTCGGCGTCGTACTCGGCTTCCTCGAACTGAAAGACCAGTGGAACGACACGATCGCTAACGCGCGGAAGAACACGAACGATTTCGCGAAAGAAAGTCAGGAATCGTTTTCGTCGATTGGCAAGGCGATCGGACTGGTCGCGGCTGGCGCGACGGCGGCCGGCGCGGCGCTGGTCTATCTCGGCGAACGCGGTGCCGATGTCGCGGACGTCACCGAGGCCTTCAAAGGCTTCACGGCGGCCGCCGGCGAGGACAGCGTCAAGGTCTTGCAGGCCCTGCAGGAGGGAGTCGGCGGCACCATTTCGAAAATGGACCTGATGACGAAGGCGAATCAGGCGATGGGCGCGGGCTTCGAGCTGACCGCCGCAAACGCGCAGGTCATCACCCGCGCCGCGTGGCAGCAGGCCGACGCGATGGGCAAAGACCTGCCGGACGCCTACAACACGCTGATGGAATCACTGACGAAAGGCAAGACCAAAGGGCTGGAAATGCTCGGCATCGTCATCGATCAAAAGAACGCCTCGGCGGAGCTGAAAGCGGCGCTCGAAGCCGAAGGCACCGAGCAGTCGACCGCCGCCCAGCAGGCCGCCATCCGCGCGGCGATCATGGAGCAACTGACGCAGAAGGTCGCAGGCGCCGGCGACGCGGAACTGGACTTCGGTGAAAAGATCGCCCGCGCGCGGACGCATCTGACCGACATGCTGGACGACCTGGGCAAGGCGATCGCGCAGTCGCCAGTCATTGCCGCCGGGATGGACGCGGTCATGAAAGCGATCGACGGTGCGTTCGGCAGCAATTCTCAGACGTTGATCGACACCGCCATGCAGTAC